TGCCGGTCGCTGCAGGTATCGATACCGACCCGATCGCGTTCGCTACAGTGAACGCAGGGGCTGTCACCTGCCATGTCGCCAGGGGGAAGTTCGCCATCTTATGCCGCCGCCGTGATCAGCCCGCGTTGCCGCGCGCCTTCTTGCATCTGCGCGAATCGACGGCTGACACTTTCGCTGTCGGCGAAGGCAGCGTCGATCCGCAGGTTGTAGGCGTAGTTCTGCACCGGCTGCGCCCGTTCGGTCGGCGGCCCTGCGTTCGGCTTCTTCTCGGCGCCGAGCGCTGCCGCGATGGTGTAGCCGAGGGTACCTGCTGTCGCCATCGCTGCCGCCTGCGGGTAGTCACCTGCTGCAGCGTACTTGCCCGCCTCCACCATCGCGATGTCGCCGAGGCCTGACGCCACGTTGCCGAGCGCTGCGCGGGCGACTTCGCTCATCTTCTTGTTGCCGACGATCGCGGACGCCAGCATCTTGCCGTTCTGCGTGACCGCCAGGTTGAACAGGGTTGCCTTCGCTGCCTTGTCGTCGGCGATCTCCTTCTCCTTCGCGACCTGAATCGCCTCCATCTCTTCGTTGATCGCGTCAAGCTTGCCCTGCAGCACTAGCTCCTGCTCGGTTTTGATCGCCGCTGCCTTGTCGGCCCGCAACTTCGCCTCCGCCTCATCGCGCTTCGTCTGCAGTTCGATGTCGTTCAGGTAGACGCTGGCACCAAGCTTCTCTAGGTTGTCGAACTCGGCCCGCTTCATCTCCATCACGCGTGACGACGAATCGCCTAGCATGGTCTCTGATGCGAGCAGGAAGTCGGCCTGCGACTTCGTCAGTTCGGCGTACCCACCTTCTGCCAGGGCGAAGGCGTACACGGTGTCGTCAGCAGCCTCCTTCACGCCGGTCGCGTCTGCCTTCGTTCCGCCCGTTGCGGTCGGGGTCGCCGCTGGTGGCTTGGCGTTCGCGTTGATCTCGTCGCGCAGCTTGCCGAGGCGCGTCAGCAGCGCTTCTTGCTCGTCTGACAGGGTGCCAAGATTGTCGCCTGACATGTTGTCGGCTTGATTCTGCAGCAGTGCCAGCGCTTCGACCTGCTTGATCGTGCCTTCGATGTTCGCCAGCGCCTGCGACCGCTGCTTGTCCTCTAGGTTGACCGCCTTTCCTGCTAGGTTGGCGTAGCCTGTCTCCATGTCGCCAACCGCTTCGGTCAGCGTCTTCGCTGCCGTCAGTGGCTTGCCGAACGCCACCGCTGACTTGTCCATGTTCTTGACGAGTTCACGCGAACGCGCCTCACCTTCTTTTGACATGCGGTCGAAGGCTTCGAAGAAGCCCATCTTCTCTAACGACCACGCAGCCGACAACGGGATCTTTCGCAGAATGTTGATCGCCGTGACCGTCGAATCGACAGCCTGAATCGACATGTCTTTGATCAGTTCTAGAAGGGCGTAAAGCCGACCCGCAGCGACGTACATGTCGTCGGTCTGCAGCGCTGCCTTCGCGAAGGCGCCCTGAATGTTGAACAGCGACTTCTCTAGATCATCCCAGATGACCTGCCCTTGCTCCCCGTAGGATCGGAACAGCTTCTCGCTGCTGTCGAGGAACATATCGACGCCCGCCTTCGCGGCGCCCATCGCGATGCCGATGCCTGCGATCGCCTTCACGGCGCCGGGGCCGCCGAGCTTCTGCATCAGATCGCCCGCTGCCTTGTCGGCATCGTCACCAACCTCCTTCAGTTGCTCTGACAGCTTGCGCGCGCCCTGCTTAACGTCAGCGAGCCCCTTCTCGCCCTTCTGAAGCGCGGTCACAAGTCCGCTGCTGTCGCCGTCGATCGTTACTACTGCACCGGCTACGCTGCTCATCGCTTCAGACCCTCCAGCATCGACGCCATGCGTTCGGCTGACTTCGTGCGTTGTTCGTCGTAGGCCTTCGCGCCTTCCTGCAGTTCGTATTGCACCACTTCGGCCAGTTCAAGTTGCGCGTGCGACATGTCACGCAGGGCGATCTGCGGCGACCCGCGCTCGATCATCTTGCCGAACTTGTTCGCCGACCAGAAGCCCGCAGGTTCGTCGACAAGCACTAGGCAAGTCGTCGGCGCGGGTGTCATGCTGTCGTGCCCTAGCCCTTGCCTGTAGCCCATCGTGCAGCCTCTCTGATAGCGGGTTGCGTCGGGGCATTCCCAACAGCGGAACCCGTGCGTCATCACTAGCCGGGCGTAGTCTCGCCAGACGACCCGGCTGAAGTAGGGGGGAAGCCAAGCCCCATGACCGCCGTGGCGATCGGCGACACGTCCGCCCACGACAGCCGCAGCAGCCACGCGCGCCGCTCGGCTTCAGTGCCGTCGGCAGGGAACGCAGGCGACCAGTCTTCGCTACCCTGCACGCAGGCGACAAGCAGCCCCACGTGCAGCGCGATGGTGGCTTCGAAGGCGTCGGGGTCTGTCTCCCGTAGGCCTACCCCGTGACGCTGCAGTGCCGCCATGTAGCGCGCCCCCTCCAGTGCGTTAGGCTCACGCGCTAGCAGCGTGCCGGTCTGACCTTTGCTCTTGACCGTGATCCGGTGCTGTTCGACGAACTCGATTGCCATGCGTTGCCCTTGCGACGAAGGTGGTGGGGTGGGTGTGCCGACTGGCGACCCGTTAGGAGTTGAACTTGATCGACATGACCGTCGTCTGACCGCTGTTCGGTATGCCGCCGAACTTCAGACCGATGTTGCGGTAGCCGTTCGCGTCGCCAGGCGCAGGCCATTCGATCAGCTGCGGCTCTGACAGCGTGAAGATGATGCTGTTGCCGCCGATCGCCAGCGTCACGATCAGGTCGTAGGTCGCGCTGATCGTGTTCGCCTGAGCGTTAGTCCAGTCCGGCTGCACCGTTTCGGCGAAGTTCGCCACCTCGACAGCGATCGTCGGGTAGGTCGTCAGGGCGATGAAGCCAAGCCCGAACCCGAAGGCCTGCCGCGTGTCCATCACGTCGTTGATCGCCCACCCCGTGTCGACCGTCACCTTCGACAGCGCGTTCGTGTCAGCGCCGAAGAAGCCCGTCAGCGACATCGACGCGTTCTGACCGATCAGCGGGGGCTGCGGTTTCGGCGTCACCGTGTATTGCTCAGGGTAGATCGGCACCGTGTTGCCGCTGCTGCTGACGTTGACCCACTTGCCCTTGATCGTCCAGTCGATCATGATCTTGCCGCCCGATTCCCAGCTGATCTTCGGCACGCAGATGCAGTCGAACGCGTCGTACCGCTTGCCGTTCGACTCTTCGTAGGTGATGCTGAACGGCTGCACCGCGTAGTTCTGCGTAGCCCGGTCAACGTCGGCGAAGAAGTACGGCTGCACCGTCAGCAGCGTGTCGGTGTTCGGCAGCGTGATCGCCCACGGCGACGCAAGCCACAGGGCTGCCAGCTGCGATGCCGCCGTCGTGATGTACGCCGAGTTCGGCCCTTGCGCCTCGTCGAACCGCCAGAAGAGTTCGGTCTGCAGGGTGATGTCCCAACCGATGCCGCCCGTGACTGCCGCCTGACCGCCGCCGAACGGGGTGTAGATGTCAGTACGCTGAATGATGCCAGCGCCGCGCGGGGCGAACTTCGGCGTGCCGACCACGCGGATCGCGTTCGTCGCCGACGCGGTCGGGTCGTCGAAGCTGCCGAGCGCCGACTGCGTTTTGATGAAGACAGCGCTTGTGTTACTCGCGATCAAGTACGACATTTTGTTACCTTGCTAGGCTGCGGCGCTGAAGCACCTGAATTGAAGCACGAACGGTCTGTTGAATCAACGTCTGCCCGGTGTCGTCTTCGCCGACCACGAAGTCGACAGGCGTCAGACCCGACGACGGCAAGCAGTTGTAGATCCCCGTCGACACGAACCCAACCGTCGACTGGTTCCGCGCGTCGTAGTTGATGAAGCCGTAGGTCGCCGAGCAAAGGATCATCACGATGCCTTCGACGTAGGCCCGCACCGCCGTTTCGTAGGCCTCGATCGTGAACGGCTGCACCGTCGTCAGCGGGTGCGCCCCGGTGCCGTCGTAGTACCCCCAATCGCTGCAGACGCTGACCTCAAGTTCGTGCGTCTGGTCGAGTGCGCCGAGGGCGTCGGTGATCAGCCCGTCGGTGCGAATGACCGTCAGCCCGACCTTCGGCTGCGATTCGGCAGTGAAGAGCGAGCGCTGCGACGTGAAGATGTTGTTCGCCACCGGCGACGGCAGGCCAGGGGCGCCCATCGCCGACAGCCACGCCGCGTCGCAGACCGTCGACCAGTTCGCGATGACAAGCGCCTTCGCCGCGTTCGCGACGACCTGCGCGCCGTTTGCAGTTCCGGCGATCACGGGCGACCCTGCGCGCGCGCGAAGTTGATCCGGTCAGCCAAGCCGTCAGACGTGATGCCGACCTTCTTGCCTGCGCCTTGCATCATCGCCGTGCGGTTCAGCTCCTTCTGCACCCCGTCCGCGAACGGCTTGCCGAACCGAACCAGCGGGCGCTTCGGGGTGGGGATCGTGACCGTGCCGCTCTTCTTGCGCGACGTCTTGCGCCTGTAGGCGCCGATCCCCAAGTTGTGGTTGCGGGCGTAGGGCAGCGACGTGCCGAGCTGCACCGACGTGCCGCTGACGTCGTAGACGTAGTTCGGGTGGTTCGTGACCGTCATCGACGGGTAGAGCCGTTCGTGTGCCGCCGGTGTCGACGACCTGGGCGTCGGCGTCCAACGCAAGATGCCGCCCGTGGCGATCTTCTTGACCCCTAGAGACCACCGCTTGATCGGCAGCCAGTAGCGTTGCTCCTGCCGCGTGTACTTCGGCCAGTCGGCGCCCGTTGACTGCCCTTCGGTCGCGAACATCACCTTGCGGCTGTCAGCCCACAGCAGGCTGATCGGCCCGCCCTTGCCCGCCCAAAAGGCCTTCCAGTCCTTCGCGTTGCGGATCGCCGCTTCTAGCGCGCCCGTCGCCTTGCCGGTCTCGTCGTAGAGGATCAAACTGAAGCTTGACACGTCGACCCCCTCACATCTTGTCGACTTGCGCGTTGATCGCCAGGCGTGAGCCCGACTGAATCGACGCGCGGTAGATGTCGCCAGGGTAGTCGGCATTCGAGTGCAGAATGTTCGCCGACGTGACCGACACGGGCCGGGTCGACCCCATGTCTTGCGGGATCTCACGAAGCCGCTTCATGACCGCGTCAGCCTCTTCGTCGAGGCGGTCCGCCATCGTCTGACTGTTCTGCTGCCGCAGCCGCAGCACCTGCGCCGACAGCCGCAGCAGGATGTACCGCTGCGCCGTGCGGTACATCGCCAGCGTCGGGTTGTTGTTCAGCGCCTGCACCGCGACGCCCATGCCGTAGAGGAAGGCACACAGGTCGGCAGCGTGGTCGTCGATGATGTCTTGCGCCTGCGTCAGCGTCGGCGCGCTGGTCGTGTCGTAGGCGAAGCGCGGCACGTATCGGCCCACGTCAGCAGGCACGACGCCGAAGGTGTAGTAGTCTGCCATCTTGTGCCTCCCTTGACAGAAGGGCGCCGCAGGGAGGGGCTGCGACGCGCTTCTGACAAGGGGCGAGCCGAAGCCCGCCCCCTACGCCCTTAGGCGCTGATGCCAGTCGCCAGACGCGCCCACTTGTTCGCGGTGCCGCCGAGCACGACCACGCCGTAGTCGCTCTCGACGTGCATCGCGATGCCCTTCGGGTTGTTCGTGTCGTAGCTGTAGATCTGACCGAGTGCCGCGTTCGGGTCGGGCGTGAAGGTCTGCAGGAAGCCGCTGTCGCCGTAGGCCTCGGCGACCTTGAAGATCGACACGTTGCCGTCGGTCAGGACGCTGACGCCCGTCTGCGACGCGTTCGTCGGCAGGTAGGTGGGAAGCACGACCAGGTCGAGAGGCACGATCAGGCGCGACGCGAAGAAGGCCTTCAGCTGCGTCATGTCGCTGGCACCAGCGCGGAACTGCGCGGTACCGCCGCTGTCAGACGCGATGCCGTAGCCCATCTGGAAGACCTCGTTCTTGCCAAGCAGGCGGTTCGCCGTGGTCAAGTTGCAGGTCGCAACCCAACGGCCGCCCTCGATGTCGCAGCCGTCAGCCGCCGAGGCAAGCAGAAGGTCGTTGAACGTCTTCTGCAGCTGCGCGGACTGCAGGCCGCCGTCGGTCACGGCGCTGCTGCTGCCGTAGTTGGCGGACTGGCGGAGCGCGTAGCCGGTGATCGCAGCGTGGTGCTGACGACCCTGAATCGACAGCTTGTCGGCGTACCGGGCAGTGATGTCTTCGCCGCGTGCAGCGAACTCATCGATCTGCTTCAGCGTGAAGACGTTGAAGCCCCAACGGTAGATCGACGCCTGATAGGCAGCCGACGTGATGCGGAGGCCGCCGGGCGACGCCGGGGTGTCGTAGTCGACAGCCTGAATCGCCTGCGCGCCCGTCGCCGACACCGTCGAGTAGTCGCCGCCAGGAAGGGCGTCGTTCTCGGCGAAGTAGTGGTAGAAGCCCTGACGGGTCGGCACCTTGACGATGGGCGAAAGCTCCATCGACTGCGTGCCAGCTGCGCCGGTGCGGAAGAGCGAGATCCGCTGAAGTACGCCGGGGCGAAGGGCGCCGGTGTTGACACCAACTGACGGGAAAGCAAAGGCCATGATCTATCTCCGGTCGAAGAGCGCCCGCGAAGGCGCGGGTTGTGTTATGGGGCGATGTACCAGACGTAGGTCGGTTGGAAGCGCATCAGGCACTGCTCGCCTGCAGCAGCGTTCGTCAGGGCAAGGCCCCACAGCCAGTCGCCTTGCGCGGGTGCTGCGGGCGTGAACGTGCCATTTGCGTCGCCGTTGTCGATCATCAGATACTGGCCTGCGATGATCGCCTGCGTGCCGCTGACCGTCACCTGCACCGTGCAGCCGAGCATGTCGACGAACTCGACCGACGAACCGCCGATCAAGCCAGGGTACGTGACCCCGTCTTCAGACGGCCCGCCGACCGTGACGATGCCATACGGCGTGTCGGTCGACGCTATCGCCAACGCAACCTTGCCTTGATCGAGCAGGTAGACGCCGCAGCCTTCCTTGTCGGTCAGGTCGCTGTTGATCGTGAAGATCGCGTTCGGCGTCTTGTAGGTGGTGTAGCCTAGTGCCATCGTCGACCCCTAGTCGTTAGGCTGCGCGGTAGGGCGCGAAGCGAAGCAGGAACTGGCCGGAAGCGGCGCAGTCGGTCAGGGCAACGCCCCACACGTAGGTCGTCGAAGCCGGGCTGTTGTTCGCCTTGAAGGCGCCGTCAGCAGTCGCAGCGTCGACCTGAATGAAGTCGCCCGCGACGATCGCAGCGGTCGACGAAGCTGTCACCTGCACGACGCAGCCGAGCGCGTCGACAAGCTCAAGTGCCGACTGCGCGACGACGCCCTGCGCCTTCGTGGTCGAGTTCGTCGAAGCCCAGTAGGTGCCATCGACAGAGGCGCAGCCGACGACGACGACGCCGTAGGGCAGCGAAGCCGTGGTGACCGCCAGGCTGACGACGCCCTGCGCCGACAGCTTCAGCGCGCAGCCTTCGCTGGCGGACAGGTCTTGTGCGATCTTGTTGATCGCGTTCGGGGTCTTGTAGGTAAGGGTGCCAAGTGCCATGATCGATCTCCGGTAGGGTTCCGCAGGTGCGGGGTGTGGTTACTTGCCGAGGCCAGAAGCGCGACGCTCGCGAACGCTGTCAGGCATCCGGCTGTACCGGATCCAAGAAGCAGCCTGCCAGTGCGCGATGTTCTCCTTGTCGGACAACTCGCAGATCCGCTCCCACTGCTGGTCGTCGGTCAGCGCGTCGAACTTCGCGTAGTTCGTCAGGCACTCGGCAAGGTTGGCGTCGGCAGACGTGCGGGCGATGGGCGCCACCGTGCGGGCAGCGACAGGCGCGACAGCAGCGGGTGCAGCCTTCGACCCACCGAGATCGGCAAGCAGGGCTTCGAACTTCGTGCCGCCCTGCAGGAAGGCGTCGGTCAGCAGCGATTCGGTCGCTGTCGACACCTTGCGGGCGCCGAGCCGCTGGCGAACCGACGACGCAGCGAAGGCGCGCTTGGCAGCCGCCAGTTCGCGCTTCAGCCTGCCGTTCTCCGACAGCAGCGCCTCGTCGTCCTTCTTCTCCATCTCCGCAGCCTTCTCCAACTCGGCGACAGCCGCAGCCTCGATCGCTTCGGGGTCTTCGGCCAGGTCGGGGTTCGCCTCGTGGTCTGCCTTGTGCATGTCAGGGAACAACTTCGCCATCAGAGCCTCGATCGCCGTGGCGTCAAGCCCGGCGTCGGCGCAGTAGGCCGCACAATCTTCCATCGTCATCGCGTTCATCTTGCCACCTTCGGAAAGGGCGACCCCCCGCATCTCTGCGACAGGCACCTGTTGAGACTTGATCTGCGGGATTGTCACGAATGACACCTCACCGATCGCGAACGGGTAGCCGGGCGCGCTGTCGCGTTCCGTGCTTGCCCATGCCCGAATGTTCGGGCTGACGTACGGCACTTCGCCAGCGTCGAACGCTTCGGCCCAGCGGGGTGACGTCAGGTCTAGACCACCGTAGATCATGCGCGGCGCAGGCTGCTTGATGCCGTAGCCTGCCGCCTCCGATGCCGTCAGCACCCGAATGCGTCGCAGGTAGCCTGCAGCCGTGCCGTTCTTGTCGTGCTCGATCGCGACAGCCGGGGCGAAGTCCGCAAGCCACCGCTCCAACGAATCGACGGCGTCGTCGAACGTGAACTGCAGCTTGTCGGGGTCGGTTTCCGCTGCGTCGAAGCGCCACTCCATCCCGTGCGCGAAGATCGCCCCTTCGGGGATCATCGACACCCAACGCAGGTCGCTGTCGTCGCCGAGGGCAACCGACTGCGTGCGGACTTTGTAGCGTGCAGATCTCATGCCCTCACTTCTGCACCGCTCCGATCCCCTTGCCTAGCCCCCTGCAGTGCGGTAGCGTGCCGCTAGCGGGCGAAGCAGCCCCCTACTAGCACCCGAACGGATCCCCTATGCTGACGCGCCGACAACGCATGATCCTTGACGCCATCCGTGCAGCACACGCGGCAGGATTCCACCCCTCCCCCGCACGCCTTGCCGAACGTATCGAACTCGGCGGACGCCAGGCGATGCGCGCCGACGTCGGGCGCCTGATCGTCGACGGCGAAATCGTCGGCGTCGTCGAAGGGCGCGGCAGTGCGCCGACGCAGTACCGCCTGCGCGACTGCAGCTGCAGCGACTGTCGCCCCGCCTAGTCGATCTTGCCGTAGATCACGAACCAACCGCACCGGCACCGCGACGCGCCGCCTTTGCAGTCGGGGTCGGGCAGCGGGGGCAACTCCAAGTCGTCAAGGGGTTCGCCGTCAGCCCCGACAAGGTCGACCTCGTCGCCGTCCATTGCTTTGCAGTGATCGCACCGCTTGCCGTCAGGTATCGACGACCTGATCGCCTTTGTCGGCATCAGCCCAAGCGCCGCCGGGGTGTTTGCGTACTCGGCGACACGTGCCGCACCTTCGACCGTGTTGCGGGATTCTAGCCCCGACGACAGCAGGCCTAGTGGTGTGATGCGCGATTCGAAGGCCTCCATCGCAGCGCCGCCGAGGATCGCACTTTCGACCTCGCCCTGCACGCGGTCCGCCATCACTTCGCCCGCCTTCTGCGTCATCGCCGCCGCCCGTGCGAACTGCTCGTCAGCACGTGCCGCCAGCGCTGCCTGACCGGCCGCCACGTTGTCGATGCTGATCGTCGCGATAGCACCCCCGCGCGCAGCCCGCCGCGCCTCGTCTAGCACCGTCGCCGCAACGTCAGCGCGAAGGGCGCCTGCAGCCTCTGTCAGCGCCGTCTGGTACTCGGCGACGAACTGCGACCAGATCCGATCGCGCTCACCCGACTGCCAGCCGTCGGCAAGGCCTTCGATGACCGCTTCCCGGTGCCGAGCGCTGATCGCCTCCAGCTTCTTCGACAGTTCGACGTCAAGGTCGCGCCGACCCTCTGCCAGCGTCACCCACGCAACGACCTGCTCTTCGGGCCGCAGCGTGCGATACGTCACGAACTCGCGACCGTCAGCACCGACCACTAGCACCCCGTCGGGTTCGCCGTCTGCTAGGTCGCCCGTGCCGGTGCCCATCGCCGCAAGCCGTGCAGCCCGTTGATGCGCCCCGCTGGCGTACGACGTCAGCAGCGACCGCACCCACGCCCGCGCAGCATCGCCGCCCCGCAACTGGTAGGCGTGCCACGACGGCCCGTGCGCCAAGTAGGCCTTCGTGCCGACGTGCTGCGGGTGCTGCTTCAGGAAGTACTCGGCAAGCCGCATCACGCGACCCCATGCCAGGCGCTTGCCTGCCGCCAAGTCGCGGGCGTAGACAAGGGCGCCGCTGTCGCTGGTCTTCGCCTTCGACGCACGGTGCGCCGCAAGCGCCGCTGCAGCTGCAGCCTTCACGCTGTCAGGCACCACCACGTCGGGGTGATCTGCCAGCGACGCCGACAGCAGCCCCGCCGTGTCGGCAAGGTCGCCCGCCAACCGATCGAACTCTTCGACCTTGCGCGCCGACCAGTCCGCACCCGCGTCGCCGCCCCACAAGTCCCACGCGATGCGACCCGCCGAGGGGTAGCCGTCGCCGCCGCTGTCGAACCCCTTGCCCTTCTTGTCGACTTCGTGCCGGGCGAAGTACGACGCCATGCGTCGCACCGTCTGCTCTGACAGCGCCTTGCGATTCTTGATGTCACGCGCACGCGCCACCCCGACAGCCGTGCCGCCCCGACCGTGTTCTGCACGCCAGGTCAGCGCCCGCTCGGCGACCGTTGCCATCTCGGCAGTCGGCTGCGTGTCGACTTCGTCAGACAGGTCTGACATCTCCCCCGCTGCCTTCACCGGGGCGAACGCTGCCGCCTCTCCGATCGCCGCTGGAACTTCGATGTTGCCGCCGACCACGACCTGCGGCTGCGTCGACGGCGCAGGGGTGCCGACCTCTGCCGCGACAGGTGCAGCGGCAGGTGCCGCGCCCCCGCCTTCCTGCCCTGCTACGGGCGCCGCTGCGACCGCGTCAGGCACTGCCAGCTGCGCCGCGACCATCGCACGCGCGTTGACCTCACTGACGCCCGCCGACTGAAGCAGCAGCACCACCGCGTCAGGGGCAAGCGGGGTCGGTGCCATCTGCGACGGCTTCAGCGCCGCAAGCAGAGCCTGCACCGCCTGCACGTTCGCAACCTGCAGCGGCGACGGGCTGTCTGCCGTCATCTTCGGTTCGTCGGCAAGTTCCGGCGCCCCGATCACGCGACGGCCCCACGCTTCGTCGTCCGGCCCCTTCGACAGCAGCCCCGACTGCACGCCCTGCACGTACGCCGTCCACCCGCCGATCCCCGTCGTCATCTCTGCCGACTGCACCTGCACGCGCGGCAGCTTGCCGTCGTAGCCGACCGCCTGGGCGAGCCACTGGAACATCCCCCGCGACGCCCGGTCGAACACAGAGTTGAGCCACGCCTTCGCCTTGCGGCCCCCGGCTTCGTCTAGCGTCTCTGCCATCGCACGCGACCCGAACTGACTGATGCCCGCCAGCGGTGCGTTCAACTTCTTCTCGATCTGCCGATCCCAGTACTCCAGCTGCGCGATGACGTCAGGCGGCGACCCCGACGGGTACTTCATGTCGACTTCGACCGCCTGCGGGCGCAGGATGTACTTGCGCTGACCGTCCTGAAACTGCTGCGCGAACGTGTTGAACGCCGCGATGTCGTCGTCGCTGGCGTTCGGCTGATAGGCGATGTCGAGGAAGCCCCAACTCATCTGGTTGTAGACGCCCGCGTTGACCGCGATCTGCTTCCAGAGTTCGAACGGCTGCACGCAGTCGCGCAGCAGTGATCGCCCTTCGAACTCGCCCGACCCGGCGAACCCGTGAACCGTATGCACCAGGTCGATCGCGTCGATGTCGTCGTAGCCGTTCGGCGTGCTGAACCGAACCCCGCCGAGCAGGTAGCCGTTCGGGCGCCACAGCATGACCGCGTTGTGCGCCACCGGGTACCACTCGACCGCACCGTCGCCGATCATGCGCGGCAGCATCAACCCGAACCCCATGAAGGCGTCAAGCAGAGGGTACGCCCACAGCGCCGCCTGCCCTTCGATCATCCCGTCGTAGACGACCGCGTCGTCGATGACCGCAGATTCGCACAACCGCATGAAGGCCTCGGCGTCAGCGTCAGGCTTGTCGCGGTGCGGCCAGACGACCTCCTTCGGCAGCGCTGCGCCTTCCGTGATCGCCCAATAGACCGCCGCCGCGATGCCGACGTGCGTCTGCATCATCTCCTGAAACTTGCCCTGCAGGCCCGCGACGCCGCGCCGATCCATAGGCACGAACGACAGGTTCGCGTCAGCGTCAGGCAGACCGCCCCTGAAGTTTCGCGCGCCGATGATGTTCGTGCGCTCTGCCACCTGCTGCCCGCTGATGACGTTGCCCCGGCTGTCGACGATCGGTCTTACCATGTTCGATCCCTGCGTGAAGTCGTCGGCGCCCCTAGCGGCAACCGGCGAACTGCTTGACTAATGCCCATCCGTTCGGCGCCATACCACGCCAGCGCGTGCGCGCACACCGTGTCGTCGTGCGACCCTGACGGCGCCCCATACACGACCCGGTTCGCCTTGACGTCGTATTCGAACGCCTCCAGCTCGGCACGGTGCGGCCCGTCGAGCACCGTCGTTCGACCCTGCTGCAGTGCCAGGGCGAGCCCTTCCATCAACCCCTGCTTGCTTGCGCTGCTGAAGATGAAGGGCTCACACCAGACCTTCGCCGTGACAAGTTGGTCGCCCACCGCGTCGCCGACACCCGTCGCGTCGTAGAAGACGCAGGCCTTCGACTGGCGACCGACAGCTGCGACCACCGCGTCGACAAGCGCCCCGTACGACAGCCCGTGCCAGCGGTGCAACACTGCGACGTGCCGCGCGTGGTCTAGCCCTATCAGCACCGCGAAGTCGCGCTTGCGGGCGATGTCGAGCCCCCACACCGCGACCTGCCCGCCTGTCGCCTTGCCGTTGCACAACTCGCACGCCGACCGGATCGCGTCGATGCCGAACGGGTTTGCCCCGTCGTCAGCCGGTTCGCAGTAGTAGAGCTCGCGGAAGATCGCGTCAGGCAGCGACCGCCGTGCCATGTCGACGTCGGCGGCGTCGAAGACACCCGCAGCGACCGCGTCGTCAGCCGTGATGCGGTGGTAGCCGAAGCCTGCCTCACCCGATTCGCCACGGCGCGACCACTGGTAGTGCCGGTTCGCCCGACCCCGCACGTTGCCGATCAGCCGCAGCGGCCCCCGCGTGCGCGTCGTCGTGCTGTAGACCGCATCAACGGCGTCGTCTTTCATGCGTGACGCCTCGTCTAGCACCGCGCTGCTGACCGCCGACCCGTACAGGTTGTCGGGCTTGTCTGCCGACCTGAACGACCAGCGCCGCTCACCCGGCCCGACGATCGCCCGCTCTGACAGCACCTGCCGAAAGCCCGGCTGCCCGCGCAGCAGCGACCACGCCAGGCGGTACGCCATCATCGACTGTTCGTAGACGGGCGCAACCCACCAGTGCTCGGCGTCGGGCGGCCCTGACATCATCTGCCCGATCTGCCACACAAGGCAGCCTAGCGTCTTGCCTGCCTTCGTCGTCGATTCGATGCAGACCACACGGCGCGGGTCGCAGACCGCCGCCCGCTGCTTCGCGTACAGAGCAGGCAGCACGAACGGCACGGCACCCGCCGCTACCGTCACAGGGGCTGCTCGTCGTCCGCGCCGTCGTCAGGCACTGGCGGCGCCGTAACGCCCTCGATTCGCTGCACCACCGGGATCTGCACCGTGTACGCCAGGGGCGCACCGCCTGTCGTCAGGTCGACCGCCTTGCGGGTGGCAGCGTCAAGGCCTAGCAGCTTCGCCCGCCTGTCTTCGACCGCTAGCAAGGCCTGAACCGCCTTCACGTCGCCAGCCTCGGCAGCAGGCGTCAGCGCCACGATCATCTTGTCGAGCCGCCCGACCTGCTCACCCGTCGCCGTGCCAGCGTCGAGCCGGTTCTGCTCGATCATCTCTTCGCGCGCCTTCTTCAGCAGGCCGCTGACGAACCCCTGCGACACCTGCAGCTCGGTGGCGATGTCGACCTGCTGCACGCCGCGCAGACGCATCTCCCACGCCCGTCGCTGCATCTCGATCTTCTGGTCTTTCGTGAACATCGCCGAAGCCTTCACGCGCGTGACTTCACCACCCGGTTCGACCCCCACCTAGCCCTAGCATCGCCGTTGCGTCAAGCGGGGCGTGGCGGTATGCCAGGGGGGCGCAGGCATGTCGATCACTTCACCTTCGACTTCACAGCGGGCTTGCGGGGGGCGTAGCCTTCACTGCACGGTCGCCCCCACTTAGGCCATCCGTGCAGTCACCCCTGCGCGCGCGACAGGTAACGCGGTAACATTCGCCAGTTACTCGCAACCGCTTGATCTGACGCGCAAAAACGGCTGCGGTAACGGGTAACGGGGTTTTGAGATACACCCTACTAGGGGAAGCGATCGATCAGTGGCGAACTTCAGATCGAAGTGTGAGCATCGACAGTGCTCGCGCGTATTAGTCTCTATGTTTTTTTGCAGTTACCCGTTACTGTCCTCGTTTGCGCTAGGATCTAAGCGGGTGCGAGCGGTAACGGCGAAATGTTACCGATGTTACCGTTTACACTTTGCCCTTGCGGTGCGTGCGCGGTGCTGCTACGGTGCGGTCGCGGCGCTGTGCCGCACTTCCCCGAACAGCAGGATCGATCATGTCTAGCAGTAGTGCGGGTGCGCGCCGTCGCGACACCACTTTGCCCCCCCACGTCGACGAAGCGCTTGTCGCCTACTCGGCACTGACCGGTCGCAGCTTGTCTGCGGCGATGGCGCTGGCAGTCGAGCGCGGGATCGTGGCGCTTGCCGCTGACCTTGTGACCGCGAAGGCGACGACCGACAGCCTGCGGGGTGCGTCGTGAGTTCGCCGAGTGTGTCGCTGTGGTCGGGTCGGGTGCCGCGCCGGTGCCAGGTCGAAGCCTTTGCCGCATACGTGGCAGCGCGTGACGCCGGGTCGCTGTCGGCGGGCGTGTTCGCTGCAGCGACGGGGTCGGGCAAGTCGATCCTGCTTGCCGAGGTTGTCGCCGACCAGCTGCAGCTGCTGACCGGCCCTGCCGACGTGGTGGTCGTGACGACGCCGACGGTCAAACTGGTCGAACAGCTGTCAGCGACGTTGACCGACCGCCTGGGCGAATCGGTGGGCGTGTTCTACACCAGCGGCAAAGACGTGTCGCAGCGGGTGGTCGTCACCTGTCACCCGTCGTTCGGCGCCTGTCTGACGGCACTGGCGAAGGCAGGGCGCCGGGTGGTGGTGTGGTGCGCGGACGAATGCCACAAGACCGACAACCCGCAGATCCTGCAGCCTGCAGCGACGATCGCCGAGGTGCCGCGAATCGGGTGGTCGGCGACGCCCTACAAGTCCGACCCCGACCCGTCGAAGGGGCTGACGTTGTGGCTGCACGAACTCGACAGGTACAGCATCGACGACGCGCTTGCCGACGGGGTGCTAGTGCCGTGGGTGGCGTCAGGGCTTGGCAGGTTCGATGCGATGCGGATCAACGACATGGCAAGCTACGCGGGCAGGCTGAAGCCCGACGACCCCGAACGTGACGACATCGCCGAAGAGCAGCAGGAGATCATCGACGCAGCGTCGGTTCTGTGGGTGCAGCAGCAGCGCGGCCCCGGTGTCGTCAGCGCTCGGCACGTGGTCGACGCCGAGGCGTTCGCGAAGCGGCTAGAAGACGCCGGTGTTCGTGCGATGACGTTGCATTCGAACCAGTCGTCAGCGATTCGGGCGGCGCGACTGCAGGCGCTGCAGGATGGCGTGATCGACTGCCTTGTGCACGTGCAGATCCTTGTCGAAGGTGTCGACCTGCCGTGGCTGCGGTGGGGCTGCCTTCGCCGTCCGCGTGGTCGGGTGGGGTTCGTGCAGGAGGTCGGGCGCTTCTTGCGGTCGTCGCCAGGCAAGTCGCACGCCGACCTGTTCGACCCGTACGGCCTGTTCGTGCAGCACGGCATCAGCCACCCGTCGCAGCTGGCAGGGGCGATTGTCGACGCGGTCGAAGAGGTCGAAGAGGAAGTACAGGCGCCTGACATGATCGACGTGTTCGATCCGCTGACGGGCAAAACGTACCGGGTGCCGAAGTTGTCGAAGGCGCGGACGGCAGTGCAGCGGGTCGCAGTCGCCCACGCGGTGTCGACTTCCTACATCAGCGAGTGCGTCAGTTGGCTGCGGGCGAAGGGGCTGATCGACAATGCCTTCGGTCAGATCGACGCGTCGTGGCGTCGGCAGCCTGCGACGAAGGCACAGCTTGACCTGCTGGCGGGTCGGGCGGCGCGCTACAAGAACATCAAGCAGCGCCCCGAACAGGTAGCGAAGGCGATCGCGCACGCGTACGACCTGCTACTGCACGAACATACGACCGTGCAGGGCGAACCGACGCTGCGGCGCGGCATCCTGACCGACTTCCTGTCACTCGACAAGGCGCTGACGCCTCGCTTCATCGAACCGGGCGTCTACGACCTGACGACGCAGAACCAGACGATCGCGGCGCTGTTCGACTGCCCCGTTGACAGCGACGCGGTGATCGCGGCAACGGTCGACGCGAAGAACGCCAGGAGGGCAAAGTGAGCGATTTTGCAAAGGTAGAAGCCGAGTTTCGGGCAGCACTGGAGGCGCGCGGCATCATCGCCCCGGCTGCCCTGATCGCCGACGGTCAGATTCACCACCTGCCGACGCACGACAAGCCGAAGTCGAAGAACGGGCGGTACACGCTGCACCTTGACGCGAAGCCCGCAGGCTACATCGAAAACATGGGAGACGGGCAGGGGTCGCAGACGTGGCAGTGGGGCGGGGTGTCGTTGTCGGTGGTCGACCTTGACGCGCTGAACGCCAAGATCAAGGCAGACGGCAACCGCCGGGCGAAGGCACGGGAGGCGGCCGCGAACTTGGCAGCGACCAGCGCGACGGCGCAGTGGGAGGCGGCAGGGCGTGACTGCACCGGTCACGCCTACCTGCAGCGCAAGCGGGTTGCGGCCCACGGGCTGCGTCGTGACGGCGACCGCCTGCTAGTGCCGCTGCGGAACTCGGCAGGGGTTCTGCGGGGGCTGCAGACGATCTTCGCCGAGAAGGCAGAAGACGGCACCGACAAGCGCTTCGGCAAGGGCGTCGCTGTGACGGGCTGCTATCACAGCTTCGGCAAGTTCGGCGACGACCAGGTACTTGCCATCGTCGAAGGGTACGCGACGGGTGCCAGCGTGCATGAGGCGACAGGGTGGCCGGTGGCGGTGGCGTTCGACTGCGGCAACCTGCTGCCTGTCACGCAGGCGCTGCGGGCGAAGTACCCTGACGTGCGCCTTGTCGTCTGCTGCGATGACGACTGGAAGCAGAAGGCGAAGAACCCCGGCAAGATCAAGGGCGAAGAGGCGGCAGGCAAGTGCGGAGGCGTGGCGGTGGTGCCAGTGTGGCCGCCGGGCTTCGTCAACCGTGGCAGCGACTGGAATGATCTTGTGTGCCAGGTGGGCGTTGAAACGGTGCGGCTGCAGCTGCAGGCAGCGTTGAAGCCGAACGTGGTCGAAGCGGCTGACGACGACAGCGTCGCGGCCCCGCCTGACGATGGGGCGATGTGGGCGCCGAAGCCGTTCGCCTGCACGCCCGACAGGGGCGTGACGAAGTCGGCGGGCGACCAGTCGTGGCTTGTGTCGCGGGTGCCGTTGTGGGTGGCAGGGGTTCGGGTCGACAGCAGCGACGATACGCACGCGCTGGTCGTGCGATGGCATCGCCCGAACGGCGCCGACGGGTTCGACGTGCGGCAGAAGACGGTCGACCGATCGGTGCTGCTGAACTCGCGCAAGGTGGTCGACCTGCAGTCGGGTGGCTTCCCTGTCGACACCGGCACGGCTGCAGCGGTGGTCGAGTACTTGAGCGCGGCAGAGACAGCCTACCTGCAGCAGAACGCCAGGGCAGAGGCAGAGTTCGTCAGCAGCGTGACGGGTTGGCACGGCGCTGACGACTGGCAGGCGCCTGCCTTCCTCTTCGGTCGTGACCGGTTCGGCGTGAACTGCCCGCACTTCGAAGCATCGAACGCGGCGCTGTCGAAGTGGGTCGGGCGCTACTCGACCAGCGGGTCGGCTGACCTGCAGCTGCGGGCGCTTCAGCGGGTGATCGACCACAGCCCCGACCTTGCGACAGTGATCGCGGTGTCGATGGGGTCGCCGCTGCTTCGGGTGCTCGGCGCGCAGCCGTTCGTGCTCGACATCTGCAGCGGCACGTCGCAGGGCAAGACGAAGGCGCTGCGGGTGGCCGCCAGTGTCGGCGGGTCGACTGACGCGGTGCTGTCGTGGGATTCGACGCCCTACGCGCTAGAACTGCACGTGAACGCGGTGCGGGGGCTGTCGGTCTGCATCGACGAGACACAGCGGGCGAAGGTCGAAGCGGTGCAGAAGACCGTGTACGACCTGACGACCGACACCGGCAAGATGAGGGGCGCGCAGGCGGGCGGGGTTCGTGCGACGTCGCGGTACGAATCGCTTGTGCTGTCGACGGGCGAGCAGTCGATCAGCGACTTCGGCGAAGCCGGTGGCGCGCGTGCGCGGGTGCTGACGATGTGGGGGCCGCCGTGGTCGCGGGGTAGTGCCGCGCAGCGCGTCAGCGACGCCACTGCAGCCTTTCAGCGCGACGTCATCGACACGCTGACCGACAACCACGGTCACGCGGGGCGCATCTTCGCCGGGTACGTGGCAGGCCTGACGACCGAAGAGCGCCGCGACCTGCGTGCCAGGTACCGCACCTTGTGCAACGCGGCGTCAGCCGAGGTCGAAGCCACTAGCCCCGGTCACCCGATCGGGTCGCGCCTTGCCGAGTACGTGGCGTTCGTGCGGGTGGTGGGCGAAGTCGCCGATCAGGTGCTAGGCCTGCGTGCGCGCGACGGGTGGGTGACTGCCGAGCGGTGGGCAGACATGATGCAGCGATCACGGCCTGCCGACGTGGCAACGGCAGCGCTGTCGCGTCTGGTCGACTGGTCGCTGTCGCGGGCGCTGCAGCTGTCAGGCCATCCCGACAACGACAAGGCAAACCGCGACTTGATCGGCGTCTGGTATAGCAGCGCGACCGGGCAGCCGCGCCTTGCGGTGGTGCTGTCGGCAGCGAACGACATGCTGAAGACTGCGGGCTTCCAGATCGGCGCCGTGACGTCAGCCTGGGCGGAGCGCGGGTGGGTCGAAGGCGGCAGCGGGTCGAAGGTGTCGAAGACGGTCGCGATGTCAGGCGGGCGGGTCCGCGCCTACTCGCTGACCGAAGCGGCGCTGTCGAAGTTCTTGTGGGCGGACGCTGTGACGTCGCCAGCTGCAGCGACGAAGAAGGGGGCGCAGGTGCCGAAGCCGCCGCCAGACGACGACGGCGATCCGTTCTGATCGAAAAATCGACATAGGGGCGAAAAATAGTGTTGCCATACTGTTGACAGGCGGTAGCGGGTCGGACTAGTGATGCTCTCACACCAGACGGGAAGCCCCCCTAGCCCGTCGCACAGGAGACAGAACATGAACGCCGACCGCCTTGCTACCCTCGCCGACCTTGCCAACCAGACCGCCGCCATCCTCGCCGGTTCGATTGTGTTGCCCCTCGGCGCTGACGACGTGGCTGCCATCGAGCGCGAACTGTCGCAGCCCTTCGAAGCCGACATGACGTTCAAGATTCACGGCCGCCGCACCGACGAAGCCGGTGTTTGGACGGTCGCACTGGCGAAGGCCTGCCGTGCCAAGCGCGCCGCCTGCCTCTCGGCGCACTTCGCCCGCTTCGCCGCCGCCGCCTAGTCGCAGGGTTCGACCCCCGCCCGGTTCGTCGCCGGGCTGCGACACTCCCCCGCTGCAGCTGCAGCACAACCCGACAGGATCGACCCTCATGAGTTACCGCGACCCCCTCTCTCTGCAGTCTTTGATGTTCACAAGCGTGCGCGCCCTCGGCGGCACTTGGAAGCCCGCACCCGCCGCGATCGGCGACGTTGCAATCTCGGCGACCGAAAGCCAGCTGCTCGGCGACGGCAGCGTGATGCGACTGCTGATCGTCATCGCCGCAGTCGGCACCGACACCGACAAGCCGGTCATGCACCTGACGCACTTCGTCAGCGTGACCGACCCTTCGTACAGCGGCGCCGTCGGCCCGACGATGTCGTGCTCGGCTGTCACGCCGTGCGCCTTCCTGACGGTCGACGACGTGATCGAAGCCTTCGACGTTGCGACCGTTGCCGTCAACTCCCGCGTTGCCATCCTCATCGAAGCCGCCGAGGTCAGCCGTGGAATCTAAGCCCCTCACCTACAGCAGCGGCTGCGTTGCCCTGCCCGCCCATAAGCACGGCAGCGACGCGTGGCTGATCGAACGCGGCAACACGATCGGCGCGTCTGAAGTCGGCATGACGATCGGCGTCAGCCCCTACGGTGGTCTTCTAGAGCTCGTTCAGCGCAAGCGGGCGGCACTGGCGGGCGATGTCGAGCAGAACGACAGCCCCGCGATGGCAGACGGTCGCGACGCCGAAGACACGATCCTTCGGATGGCACGCCGCCGGATCGGAGCGCCGCACCTGAAGTTCCGCCAGGGCGAAGCGGTCGCCGTCGGTCGTGCCAGCGCGACGCCTGACGGGCTGCTTGTCGACGACACCGGACTTGTGATCGCCCTTGTCGAAGCCAAGCTTGACCGCAGCCGCACCGACTGGTCGACGGTCGCTGACGGCAACTTCGGCGACCTGCAGCCGGGCGACCTTCGGCTTGCGTACTGGTGGCAGGTGCAGCAGCAGCTGCGGGTCACGGGCTGCGCGTCGGGGTGGCTTGCGGTTTGGACGGTGTACGACTTCTTCCTGATCTACATCGACGCCGACCCCGAAGCGGCAGCGACGATCGACAAGGCCATCGACGCCGCGTGGCGGTGGGTATCGCACCCGAAGGGGCTGCTGCCTGCACCGACTGACGCCGACAGCCTTGCCGCCATCGCCGCAAGCATCAAGCCGAAGAGCGAAGAGCCGAAGCAGGTCGACGGCGACCTTGCCGACGACATCGCCAGGTACATCGCGATCGGCAAGCAGGTCGACGAACTGGAAGCCGAGCAGACCGCGATCAAGCGGCGGCTGCTTGTCGCGCACGCTGACGCAGCCTCGCTTGTGACGGCTGACGGTCTGAAGTCGTCGTTCGTGGCCGCGACCAGTCGCCGTTCGGTCGACACGAAGCGGCTGCAGGCAGAGCGGCCCGACGTCGCCGAAGAGTTCACGCGCACGACCGAGGTCAGCGCGGGTTGCCGGGTGACGGCACCACGGGCGAAGAAGGTCTGAAGCCTGCAGCCGGGTGCGAGCCCCGGCGTTGCCCCTCCCCACGGTCGCAAGACCACAACCGACAGGATCGAAGATGAATGGTGGAATGTATCGACCCCCTAGTGACCGTTTCGGCGGCAACGCCAACCCAATGAATGCAGCCGCGACAGAAGGCGTGCAACGCATCGCTGACGCAGCAGAGCGCCAGGCTGCCGCACTGGAGGGGCTGCTTGCCCTCGCCAGGGCGCACGTCACGCCCGCCGCTGCCACTGTCGCACCTGCCGACCGTGACAGCGTGCAGCAGGCCTTCGACGCGAAGATGGGCGACCCGCTGACGACGCTTGGCGACCTGTCGCCCTTCGCGGAACTCACCCGCAACGTACCGATCGGCATCGCGATGAACGACGCGCAGCCCGGCGAAGAGTTGCGCGTGAAAGTCACATTCAAAGCCCCCGCGCAGCCCGACCCGCAGCTTGTAGCCGAACGCCAGGCCGCCTACGACGCCGCCCTCGCGCACTACGATGCGATCGCCCTGCGCGGCACGCGAAAACAGAAAGATGATGCCTGCCGTGCCATCGACGAAGCAGAGCAGGCGCTGACCCTCGCCCGTTTCCCCGGCTACGACCCCGACCCCGCCGCAAGGCACAACCGACAGGATCAAACATGACCACCGAACTTCAGACCACCCCGCAGCAGCCTGCCGTCGTGCAGTGGCTTGCCAACCCAACGACGCTGGCGCAGCTCCGCACCGCCCTGCCGTCGCACTTCCCTGCCGAGCGCATGACGCGCCTTGCCCTGACCGCCTTCCGCACGAACCGGGGGCTGCAGAACTGCAGCCCGTCGTCGGTGATGGCAGCAATCATGTCCGCCGCGCAGCTCGGCTTAGAGCCGCACGTGCAGGGGCAGTGCTACCTTGTGCCGCACGGCAACGAATGCACCCTGATCGTAGGGTACCAGGGGCTGCTCGACCTGATTCGCCGCAGCGGGCAGGTCAAGTCGCTGTCGGCTCGCATCGTCTACGCCAGCGACGACTTCGCCATCAAGTACGAACAGACCCCGCCCTTTGTGCACCACCCGAACCTTCGGCGCCCCGACAACGACCCCGTCGTCGGCGTCTACTGCCACGCGATCCTGACGTCAGACGAGCACGTGTTCGAGTGGATGACGACGACCGACGTCAACGCGATCCGCAACCGGTCGAAGTCGGGCAAGAGCGGCCCGTGGGCGACCGACTGGTCGGAGATGGCACGCAAGACGGTGCTGAAGCGCGCCGCCAAGTACCTGCCGAAGTCGGTGTCGATGGTCGACGCACTGGAGATCGCCGACCGTGCCGAGGCGCCCGGCTACATCGACGCGACGCAGCAGGCGCCGGTCAAGACCGTGAAGGCGGCGCACGCGGCGCAGATTCCTGCAGCCCCTGACGACGAAGACGACGCCGGCGACCAGTCGCCGCAGGTCGTACCCTTCGAAGACGAAGGCGGCCCGCTGTGACCGCTACCGTTGCCAACAGAGAGGCGCTGCACGCCCGCATGGTGCAGATCTACGGCAGCGCGGCAGCGTGCGCCCGCTTCTGCGGGTTGACACGCCAGGCGCTCAATCGCCGGGTGCTGTCAGCCTGCGCGTGGTCGAACTCGCACGCGTGGTGGGCGCTAGTGCTCGCCCTCGACACGCGGGTCGAAGGCCTGACGGCAGAGGCGATCGTTGCCTGCCCGCAGCCGACGGTCGACCAGCTCAATCAGATCTGGTCGCTGCAGTCGTCGGTGTGGCAGGTGGCGCACGGCAAGCGCTTCATGCGTCGCGCGCAGTTGAAGGGCGCGGGCAGGGGGGCGTCATGATCTTCGTCGGTGTAGACCCCGGCAAGAACGGCGCCGTTGCAGCTGTCGACAGCAGCGGCACGGTGCTCGGCATCAGCCGCTTCATTCACGCCGAGACCGAAGGCAGGATCGCGCTGATCATCCTCGACTTCGTCGCCGAACTCGACCCCGACGACATCAAGGCAGCGACGATCGAACGGGTCGGCGCGATGCCCCGGCAAGGGGTGGTGTCGATGTTCACTTTTGGAAGGGTGTACGGGGAGGCCTGGGCGGGTCTTCTTGCGTCGCAGTGCCGGGTGTTCGCCGTGACGCCGTCGACGTGGCAGCGCGACCTGTACCTGCCGAAGCGCGACTGCGTGACGAACCACAAGCGGACGCTGAAGCAAGAGGCAGAGACGCGGTTCGGTCGCAAGTTGCTACTCGCCGAAGCCGACGCGGTGTGGCTTGCCGAATGGGGGCGCCTGCACGGCCCGTGGTCGGCGAAGGTGCGCGGGGTGCAGCCGTGATCGCTGCGCGGCCCGTCGACAAGTGCCAGGATAGAAACACCCGCCGACGGGTGCAGGCGCTTGCCTGCTTCGGCTCCCCAGTCGCCCGCGCAGCTGTCATCGTAGCAGACGCGCCGGGCGTGCGCCACGCTGCCGAACTGCTGAACGCATCGAACCCGCTGCCGACCGAGTTCACTGCCGGGCTGTTCGGGTTCGGCGTCGGTCTGATCTGCGGGTTCGCCCTCTGTTACACCCCACCAAAGGATCCGCCGTGACCCTCTACCTTCTTGCCACCGCCGAGCCGAAGGGCGACCCGGTGCTGCTTGCCTTCATTCTCATCTTCTTCGGGTGGGTGATCGTGCTCTTCCTGCTGCAGCTGTTCGACCGATGACGACCCCCTACACGGTACACACTGGCGACTGCCGCGACGTGCTGCGCGACTACCCTGCCGACCACTTCGACAGCATCGTCAGCGACCCGCCGTACGGCCTGACCTTTATGGGCAAGGGGTGGGATCGGGGCGTGCCAGGCGTCGAGTTCTGGCAGGAGGCGCTGCGGGTTGCCAAGCCCGGCGCGCACCTGCTGGCGTTCGGCGGCACGCGGACGTTTCACCGGCTGACGGTCGCGATCGAAGACGCGGGGTGGGAGGTTCGCGACTGCGTGATGTGGCTGTACGGGTCGGGCTTCCCCAAGTCGCACGACGTGTCGAAGGCCATCGACCGCGCGGAAGGCGCCGAACGGCAGGTGCTTGATGAGCGCCCCGCCTACGGGATCGGCAGCACGGGCGCCACGTTCAACGGTCACGCAGAAGGCGCTACGGCGAAGACCACAGCCCCCGCGACTGACGACGCCCGCGCGTGGCAGGGGTGGGGCACGGCGCTGAAGCCCGCGTGGGAACCGGTGATTGTGGCGCGCAAGCCGCTGTCAGGCACGGTCGCCGACAACGTGCTGCGATACGGCACGGGCGCGTTGAACATCGACGGCT